TTAAATATAATTCGACACTGTTTCTAAGTGATGCATCATACTAAATTTCTTTGGTACAGCTAGCTGTGGAAATGGCTTACCATGCAAGGCAAGCAACCCTTTATAACCTAGAGTTGTCCGATCAACAGATGGCTCATTGTTTGCGAACTGAATCAATGTAGACAAAGCTTCTTGAAACTTTTTAGGTGCATTACTTTGATTGTCACTATCCGAAACTGATTTACAGTGTCTAACATACATGTATCTATCTTGATTCAAGATATATGTTAAATGAAGCGTAACTACGTAGGCAGGTCCCCCTCCTGTAGTCCAACCATCATGAACCATCAGGTAATCCCCGAATCCAATTTGCCCACTGATAAGAGGCTTTTTATACGTAATATGGGCATCAGAAAAGAATACTGGCGTATCAATATAATCAGCATTTCTAACTTTCCAGGGGAAAGACGCCGTCAAAACTACACTTTTAGGTATTGAATTAGCATAAGTAGAAGGATAGCTGTTCAGATCTTTTATAATATTAGCTACTGATATTGTGAGGAACGGAGCAATGGTATTATCAACAGGTTCTTGAATAAATAATGAAAAGTCGATTCCATCATTTTTTAGCTGCTGCAAGAACGGTAGAACTGAAGCTAGATTTTGGTTGTTTACTCGGATACATGGAACAAAAGAAACTTCTGGGCTATCCAGTCCGGTATACACTGACTGTACAGAAGTATTCGTCAAATCACCTACCTCTGGATTGACGACAATATGAGGTCGAATGCCTTCTGTGTTTAACGCGAGTATTGTTGTGACCAGTGGTTTGGTTTTTTCTTTAACTGGTTCAATAATTGGAATGACTTTATTAGGGTTTAACTTTGCAGCAACTTCTCTTAAAGCTATCAGCTCAAATGTTTTGCCCCGTAGGTATGGAAAGTACATTAGAATAACCTCTTTGTTGTTCAACATTTTTCATAAGAGATTCTATGACACTTGTTTTACACTTTCTGTCGATGCTGTAGCTTATACCTATGTTTTTCATTGATTTAGGTAATGAATCAATGAATCTGTGATCATTCTTACGATAATGCTTCAGGTTTCGCTTAAATAGCTCATTCGCTTCATCATCTGAAAGAGAACAGAAAATTTCTTTACAGTAGTCGAAAAGCTCATAGCAAGGGACTTCGGGAGTCTCACCAAGGACATGAGTAGCAATACTGGTATATTCAGGTTTCCGAAGAGAGTAAAACATTAGATTTTTATCAAACTTTGTATTCTGAGGAGCTTCTATTACTGGTTTGCTAAGGTTACCGCTTTTGTTGGCTTTCAAAATCCCAAAAACGGGCATTTCTTTATGTAACTTTAATAAAGCTGAAAGATGAACATCATGCGTAACAACATACGTTTTGTCGAAAGCACTGGTATACGACTGAAGTTGATCTGGAAGTCGTTTTAAGGAATCAAATCGAGTTTTTATTTCGTAACAAGTTGAAAGACCGTTAATCACAACACAATCAGCTTTATTATGACCAATGCGAAATTCACTTAGCATACTAGCTGTATTCATGGAGTGCCTACCAAGTAAAACTCGATTTGCAATAGTATTCTTTACCACATATTCATTGGGGTAGTTCAACCTCAACATACGATAGGTCACTTCATATATATCATGTAATGTTTCCAAGGAAGCCAATTCTTCATAAGAGTTTTTCAGCTCAATTATTGTACTATAATCGCCTTTAGCCACTCGAGCGATATCAGAGCTTGTAAACAATTTTGCTAGTGGTCGGTAATCCATGATGTCAGTCTTCAGTATCTCTATTCACTATGTATTTATAGCATTCATCGCCAATTTTTTCGCTGTGACATGTCACAACGGCACGCGATAGTAAATAAATCAGCACCTAAACTCAACAACTAGTCTATGGCAATAATTTACGTATTCTAGCGTTACGCATAGCGCACCCTCTACTCATACATAATTTTTGATAAAATGCCTCTAGAGATGGTGGTGGCCATAAGACCCGAAAAATTTTTATTTCGCGGGGTGTGGCTGCGTTTGCAGAGCATAGCTTGCTAGAAGAACCTATGTATCAAACTCTTATATCTTAAACGTCGTCTCGTAATGGTACAGCAAGGCCTCATCACTAACGGCTAAACCTTGGAGTTTTGTTCCCGCATATAACTCGTAGTCAGTACCAGACAATCTTTTCGAAACGACAATTTCACGATGATATGGTGTTATCGATATTAAACCCAAATCAAACAACGTATGTATATCAGCTCTCAGTAACAGGCCGTTCTCAATTGAATTAGTAGCTTCGCCTTTATAAGGAACTATATGGGCAGCTTCGATAGCATGACTAACTTTACAGCCAGAAATCAAACAACGACCGTACTCAGCAAGAAGCATCTCCCTAAAAGCAGCTTGCCCTTGTCGCGCATGGATCTCTCTCGTTATTTTCTTCCTAGCGTCTTCCAGGTTCTTAGGGTCAAAACTAGAGGTTTGTTGCTTTTCTTCCTGGATAGAAATATCAGCACTATCAATATTCAATGATCCAAGTTCAACTAGAGCTCTATCTAGAGATAATTCAATATGAGCTAGGAGTTCCTGGTCGCTTCTCAGAGGAAAATGAAACTCGCGAGGTTGGGCAAACACATCATTGTAATGCGTGTTTGATTTTGGCCCGTTTACATCAATTCTTAATGTCTTTCCTTTAGCCGTTCTCTTTACCGTTCGCAAACCTTGCGAATTGGTCTTAGACTCAGCACAGCCAACTAAAGCCCCCTTTCCGTATTTATCAAAACATATAACAACATATACCCCCTTAGATACGCTTTGATTAGGAGGCAAAATTGCTACATAAGGTACAAAAGGAAAAACGGATGCACCCTTTGAAGGAACAAACTTAAAATCGATACCTCGATACTTACCAAAGCTACTTTCAAGCACCTTCGCTATGTTCTCGAGAGATTGAATTACATGTCCTATAGATGGGTCATTTGAAGGAACGGAGTTACCCTTAACCCCAGGAACTTGCGAACGATATTCACAAACAGTATTAAAGTCACTATACATCTTAGAAAGTGCCTATATTTTAGATGGTTACAGGTCATTAAGATAAGGTAACCAGTAAACAAACTCAACTCCTCCCTCCTCTTTTGATAATAACCTTCTGTTCAAATAATACTTTTCATTTAATCGCTTAAGTAAAGAACTTGCCCAACTTGGTGACAAATCACATCCCTCAGCAATATATTGCGCTGTCACCTCTTCGCCCTGCTTTATCGAATCTAGTACTCTCAACTGTGTCTTGCTCAACTTCACCAATTTCACCTGGTGCGGAACAAATCGCGCAGCTGCCACTAAAACATGACTCACCTCACCTTTTTGCTCAAAATTACCCATACTAATACTGTCCTCTGCAATTATGATCTAGATGGTTTTTACTTGTTGATCTAACAGATCATTTTCAATGTGAACGTTTTTTAAAAATCAGCAATAAAACAGTCTCGCCAGCAATTTTTTAGCCAAGAATGATACGTTTTAAGGGCTTCTGACTTCTGCAGCTCGATGTGAGTGTGGATGTACGCTTGCTCCAGTTTTCCCTTTGCATGATTCAATAGCGTTTCTGCAGCCAGGTAATCAATCCCGATATCAGCCCACACAGTACGCGCTAACTTTCTTAAGTCATGAGCGGTCCATTTGCCATTCGCTATAGCTCTAATCATCTGACTGGCATCAGCGCTTGATACTGGGCGTTGATCTCGCTTGGAAGAAGGAAATAGATTGTTCCCTTTGTAATGATTCGCCAATTGCCAGGCTTTATAGGCCTGAAGCAGACTGACCCATTCATCGGTGAGTGGATATAAGATCTCTTTTCTTGTCTTCGTATCACGTATCGGGATCTTCCAACGCTTGGTGACAAAACAAATGTTGCACCACTTCGCTTTGCGCGTTTCACCAATGCGGGTACCGTGGCTAACCATCATCAAACACAACATCCGAGTCAACGGCACGGCCTGACCAAACTGCTCAAGTAAGCCCGGTATATGCCCAACGAGCAAATTACATCCCTTTGGTTTGATTTTGGCCTTCACAAAGTCAGTAAACATCATGTCATTGAGCGGGTTATGGCCGATTTTGTTCATCTTTTTCGCCTGGTTGAATGCGACTTTTAACGCCTGAAATATAGAGCGAATATAACTAATTGAGTACAGCCCTTCGCGTAGAGGCTTCATCAACTGTTTTTCAATTTCACGATGTGAAAGCCCAGCAATCTCAACACCGTGAAGACGGGAAACCAGGTGTGAGTCAATCATGGCTTTAAGCGAACTCAGCCGGTCTTTGGATAAATGTCCGTTTCGCGTCTCCATATCTAAATACCAAACCAGCAACTCATCGACGGTCATAAATTCATTAGAGCGGGATCTGGTGCCAGTGGAGAGCTCTTTTGCTATATGCTCGATAACGTCTGGGATGTGTTTTGCGCTCAAGTTAGGATATTTCCCAAAAACATGAGCGGTCTGATTGCCACCTTTGTATTCATAAAACACCCAAGATCCTTGTTGTCTGTTTTTCTTGTAGCGCAGGTACACTGAGTACCGTTCGTCTTTCAGCTGCTTCACATGGGGCAGTTTTGCATGCCTCTTAATCTGCGCATCAGAAATCTTACAGCGAATGGTCGCAACATGATGAACACCAGAATTCAACGTAATCATCCTACTCTCCCGTTAAGGTGGCTTTAATGCTCATTCGTCTTGGCTGCAGGCCTTGACCTGAAATCGAGACGCTATCTATTGAGCACGTTCCTTGGAATACACTAGGGAAAGAACTATCCAAAACCAATAGTCCTTCAGCAAACACAGCAGGATTTGGCGGTGCTTCGATACTGAGCTTTCGTCCCTCTCGCTGCATTTTTCTTAGCTCACTAGCGCATGCCTGCTCAGCTTCTTGCTGGCTGTTTCTATCTTTACCAATCGATCTAAACGGTGCCTTCCCTTTTCTGATTTCTTGCCGAGTGCCGTTCTCAGTCGAAAGATAAAATGCTTTCACGCCTGTGACATCCGTTCGGCCATCGAGGTCGATACTCACATTGGTGAAATTGGGCAACTGCGGGTGATTACCATTAGGTTGTGACAAGGTAACGGTTTCAATATCTTTGCCACTTGCGCTTCTTGCTTCTCCCTTGGGAGCAAAGATGAAACGGCCATCGATAGGCTTGGCGACGGCATCATATTGTTTGGCCAGTCGATAAAGGAATGACGGTGTACTTTCATCAGTACGATCAATATGCTCGATTTCAATTTTTTGTAATCTCGGATGAACAAAAGCTTGAAAGCCATGAGGAGCAACATTATCCGCGACGATTTGAGCAAGTGTTGTGTTGTCCCAGCTCATCGACTTACGCTCTCGATAACCGGTTTCATCTTTAATACTGAATGGGGCGACCGATAGCACTAAGACAACTTCACGCGGATGTAAACTGATTGAACGTTTCGATATTTGAAATTCATCACGTAGCACTTCCCCCAAATACACAGAGTACTTCTCACCTTTCGGGGGAATGCCGTCAATGTCATCAGAATTGATCGTTAAAGAAAGGCTATCCCCCTCAATCCCGTTGCCATCAGATAGGCGCCAGGATTTAAGACGAGCCAATAACAGTTCGCTATTTTTACCTACTAGTTTGAACATTAATCCCAAGACCTCGTAACAGATTGAGTGGGTTTCACAGTGGATATTTCAGGAATATGGACATTGGTATCCGCAGTAAAGACATCACCACGGACATGCGGATTAAGGCGATAAAACTCGATCTCTAACTGATCACGGTCTTGGCCTGTTTGTTTAAAAAGTAAATCGGTGATTAATTCCCCTTTACGAGCAAATATTTTCATCCACGAGACTCCAGTAGCTGCAAAGACATATCAGTAACCATGGCTCGACCATCGTGGATCAGCTCACTGCGCCCCTCTTTAATCTGCTTAATCGTCCAACGGCCAAGGTTAAAACCTTGACCATCACTCACTTGTTGAGGCTCATCAATCAAAGCACGAATCGCATCCACTGATTTAGCAGCGCTGTATTGAAGCCATTTTGCTGTGATGTCTATCGTTTCAAGTGGTCTGCCCGTTCGCTCTGAACGCGCATTATCAATGAGGCCGACTTCTGAGTAAGCGCCCGCCGTGGTTCTATCAAACTTCGTTATGGGTGTTTTATCTCCAACCGAAAACACGAACTCTCCGATCACTAAATGATGCATGGTTAACCTCTATCAATAGCAGATACGCTAATGGAATCGTCGATGGTAAGCCCCGTTAAAGATTCATATTGAGACTTCATTTGTTGGTCAATTTGAGCGGTAACCTGAGCCGCAATTTTCTGTTCATCCATGCCTGGTACGGTTTGAATAGCGACGTCGGTTTTAAAGGTGACATTGGGTGTTTGTCGAATAAGAGATTCGGTTTTTTCTTTCTCAACTAACTTTTCAGAGACGGCTTCCGAGGCCATGAGCTTGTCGTCGGGCGAATCCAGCTTATCGCCAAACCATCCCCCTAAAAACTCACCACCAAGATCGCCTAATAGCGAGCCGGCTAAACCACCTATCACGGTACCGACACCTGGGAAAATCATGGTTCCGATAGTCGCTCCAAGACTGGCACCGCCCATACTGCCAAGTAACCCACCACCTTCGGCCAATGCAGTCTTGGTATCGCCTTCGGTCACCGCCGTTGCAATGTTGCCGGCACTAATCGCCATATCAAGCGGCCTGAGTAACTTACCTAGCCCCATCTTCCCTGCGCCTTGTGCAATATCTCCTGCTAACCCTATACCGTCTTGAGCCATGGCAATCGACGGCGTCATGGCCAATGCTCCCCCACCCAATGCCAAAGGTAATGCCGCTTTATTAGAGGTCATCATGGTGCTTGCCATGTTGTAGGCTCGCGCTAATGGGTTTCGTGAACGTAACTTGCGTGGAGGCATTCGACTTTTTGACCGTCTACCACTAGCACCCAAGCCGCCACCTCGCCCGCTACTTCCTCTACCTCCAGATCCCATGCTCATCATGGTTTGATTCAACCGGCTCAATTGCTTAGTTGCAAATGCCGCTGCGCGGCCACTCTGCTGCGTCTCTCGGTTTAAGCCCTTTCGAAACAAACGCCCTTTATCGAGAGTATTACCAAAGATAAGGGAGGCGGCTTTGCCTGCTAACATCGCGCCTTTGAACGCCAATAAGCCAGCAACACCAATTCCAACAGCAGCAGTAACGCCCTGGTTAGCTTCGGCAAAATCCGCCAATAGGTTGATGCCATCACCTAATGGCTCAAGTACCCAATTGAGCGCGGGTAAAAGAGCGGTACCAATGATCACGCTTAAACGGTTCACCTTGTTGATGAACTGAGAAATACCGTTTTCACTGGTGTTTATTCGCGCCTCATATTCGTCTTGTAATGACTGAATATGAACGTCTTGCCCTTGCTTAGCTAACTTGAGTGTTTTACGAAAGAGATCCGTGTTACCCGCCAGTGAAGCCACAGCCCCTTTAGCTTCTTCACCAAAGATTTGAGTGATTAACGCACTTTGTTCTTCTAATGGCGCATCTTTTATGGCTTCAAGCACTTGCAGTAACGTACCCGAAGCATCGTTTTGCATTGATGCCGCGAGATCTACCGAATCGAAACCTACGGTTGATAACGCGGTTTGCTGCGCTTTGGTTGCTGCGCCGCCAAGAGTTAGGCGACCTGAGATATTCTTAAGTGCGGTTGCAGAACGTTCTTCACCCATACCTGCAGACAACATCGACGCCGAAAGCGCCGCGGCTTCATTAGCGGAGAACCCCGCCATTTTGGCAGACGCTCCTTGCCTAGCCATCACGCCTGCAATGTCTTTAGCTTTCGCATTCGAGTTGTTCGATAAATGGTTGGCAAGGCCAGCAAGGCCCATCGCACCATTTTGATCTAACCCTAATGCTGCTTTAAATACCGCGAGGGTTTCACCCGCTTGGCCTGCTTCCATATCGAAAGCGACACCCATTTGGGCAGAATCGAGCACGAACTGTTTTAACTCAGCTTTGTCTTTGATGCCGCTTTGCCCACCAGCAGCCAACATGGCGTTGATGTCATTGGCGCTCATCGGTGTTTCAGTGGAGGTTTTTAGCGACCAATTACGCATAGCGTCTGCTTCTTCAGGGGTCATATCGACCACCTTTTTCACATCCGCAAACGAGCTTTCGTTTTTAACTGCCGACCATACCGTGGCCGCTATTGGCGCAGCAGCCATGGCAAGCGACGTCGCTTTACCACCAATCTCACTCAGTTTTGCATCGCGAGTATCAATTCGTGATTGAATTGATTTCATCTCTTTCAAGTGACGATTTTGTTTGGCGATTGCAGCTGTGGCCTTTTCTGCCTGAGCTTCGAGCTTTCTTTGCTCATCACTCAAACGGCCAGTATTGATTCCCGACTCTTTTAACGCGGCACCCAACCCTCTGAGTTTGTCGCGCTGCTTATTTTGGCTATCAGTTAGCTGGGTAACCCGTTTGCCTGCCGCTTTATAGGCCGCACTCAACTCATTGGTTTTCACCTTGCCGTGGTGAATCTCATCGTTGAACGAATCTAGCCGTTTTTGCGCTTCGTATAACCGGTTCTTTAAATCAATAGCCCCTTCGCCCGAAGCCTTTTTCATTTGGGAGTTGAGACTTTTTATCTCCGCTTGTGTCTTACTGTATTCAACCCGAAGGCCTGAAGTTTGCTGTTTGTTGTCTTCCAATTCTTGACTAAGGCGAGTCACCTTTGTTTTGGCATCATCAAGCTGACCTGCCAACTTAGCCGCTCGCTTACTGGCAGACTCAAAACCATTTAGCTGCTTGAGCTTGTCATTAAGTGAGATCACCTCGCCACGCTGGCTTTCAAGTGCGGCAGTTAATCGCTCTGTAGCTGTTGTCGTTGAAGCAATGTCCTCAAGACCATTTACGGTGGTATTAAGAACGAGGTTAATTTTCTCGGACATTATTTCACCCCAAGTTTGGCGAGGATAAGCTCATAACGACGCACCGCGATATCTTGCGGCCATCGCCTTAGTTCAGATTCAGATGTATTTCGGTGCATTGGGATAAGATCGATTAAGCTCTCAACGTCGTCGGGCGAAAGTACGCCGCCGATTGTTGAAAAAAAGCGCCCACCTGCGGTTTTAGCGCCAAATAATCATTGATTGAGAGAAAATCAAGATCGGATGTTTGCAAGCCCGTGATCACCTCAAACATAAAATCTTCGCGCGCTCGCTCTTCAGTTATGTCTGCCAACGCTTCAGAATGCGCTACTTTAGGAATGGCAAACTTCACCTTATTAATCTTCTCACCCACTTCATTCTCGAAAGGATGCAGCAAGGTAAACTCTAACGACTTACCGTTAAGCTGTTCGCCTCGCAATTCATCTGATGGTTTTAGAATCAAATCACAAATGTCGTCATAAAGCTGATTGAAGTCAGGTACCGATAAAGTTTCGAACTCTTCTTTGGCCACATCACTGCAAGCCATGATCACCGCTTTGCGTTGTTCGAATAGCTGTTTGGCCGTGAGTTCTTGTTCGGCTTCGATATGCGGCAGCTTACGGAACTGCGCAACAGGAATAGTTTTAAGTGCCACGCTTTCACGCGAGAAGAAAGTCAGTTTGCTTTGGTTTTTCATAAATTTTTCCATAAAAAAAACCACCCGGTTGGGTGGCTTAGGTTTTGATTGGGTAAAGTTAGTGAGTCTGACAAACCAAACTACTTAGCTTGCGCTCTTGAAAGTCAGCTAACTGCATCATGCCTTGAATTGCGCGATAATCTTCATTACTTCGCTCTTTCCCTTCTAAGGTGATGCCAAGTGTTGATGAAATTGCTTGTAAACTCACAATGACATTTTCGATAGCGTCCCACGCGATATCAATCTCATCGTTTTTCTCTTTTTTATTAACCTTTTCATCGTTCTTAGACGCCATGTTTCATACCTTATATATTCAATTTCTCTGTAACTAATATCTAAGATAAGCGCCTTTCCAGATCGCGCAAGCCCCCTATTTCGACATAAACTTCAATTAAATCTTAACGAACGTTACAAGTGTAACTACCCAATACCAGCAGTTCCCATTAGATCAACACCACCAACAACGGTCTTACCTGTATCCACGTTAATATCGTGAATGACCGAACCCGTATCAGTGAGTTTGTACGCCTTGCAGGTTCCTTCGATGGTCACGGTTGGCTTTTCGCCCATCTTCACTGCATCTTTTTTGATGTTGGTGATTGGTCCATACATCGAGTACACCTCTTGGTACTTCGTCTGGTCGGTGCCTTTGCCTTTTTCCGTCACGTTCACTTGAGCGTTATCCATAAAGAAGCGGCCAAGTGCGTTTTGGATTTTTTGGTGATCACCACGTACTTTAAGCGTCCACTTAAGCGGCTCAAAGCCCACTACATCTTCAGACTGGACAAACGAGCCCTCGTTAGACACCGTCTTGGTTTTGATATCAACCGGAGTGAACTCCACTATTTCGTTCATCAGCGGCACAGATTCAACCTGAGCCGAGATCCGCATACGAATACGATCAGCCATTAACGACCTCCTCTAACCATGCTTCAATAAGGCCGTTGTCCACACTCATCTCATAAACCATGTGTTCGTTTGGAGCATAGCGGCCATAGTTGACACACAAGTACCAACGCCCAGAGGTATAGTTCTCTAGGTTATTTTTACTTGGATGCAGGAATGCTTTGAATACGGGAATGACACCTTGAGCGACTAAGTTTTGGCCCCAGTTCGTTAGACGGTCAACAACTTGCCCCATAAACTCTTCGGTGAGCTGTTTACCCATCAATGGTTGGCTGGTTTCTTCAAGCTTACGCGCCATCAAATCTTCCAAACCGACATGGGAAAGAAAACGCCCGGTATTAGAGCGGTTTCCGATAATAGACACTCCCCCCATACGTGTGCGAGCAATCGTCACAACACCATGCTTATTCAGGAAATTGGCTTGAGTCGTTTTATCATTAATTTTGTATGAAACATTACGAGCAGTTTCATCACAAAGTACCCCTCGATTTTGCGGACTCTCCCAACCTTCAACCGAGGCCATCGCTGCCACCAAAGCAATAGAAGCAGGCATAAGAGATTGCACACCGTCATAGGTTTTCAAAAACCATGGGTCGATAATCGACAGCTTATCTTGTCCCGTCCCTTCCGATCCAAATTCAGCTGCAAACTCTGCAGCTTCCATATCATTAGTATTAGGACCATCAAGAACCGGACGACAACGAACATCACGACCAATAAGAGCGAGCTTTTGACCAACGGCTTTCGAGTTAAAACCTGGCGCCGCAATGATGGTTGGCGTTTCTGCGCACGCTTTAACGGTTTCAAGGCCGGAGATCGCTCCTGTAGAACTGTTTACCCCACCAATGATATTCGCCTCAGTGACGGATACGTTCGCATTAGCTTCCACAATCGTGACGTACACAATGCACTTAACGTATTCAAGTAAGTAGCGAACCACATTAGGCAATGTGCCTTGCCTGGTCCCAACGCTATCAAGCGATAACATCGCATGACTGTAATTCCATAAACGCGTTGGCTCGTTATAATTCAAACCAATACTCTTATTTGGCGCGGTACCGGTTAAGTGAACCACCTGTAATGCGAGTGGCCCCATGCTTGGTTGAGGCTCAATGGTGTTAACTTCTACCCCATTGAGCTCAAAATCTTGGATTGGCGTGAGCATTATTTGCCCTCTTGTTCCGTGGATTTAGACGGCACCTTCACTTCAATTGCTGGCCCTATTTTTCCGTTTTGGATAAGGAAGGCCGTTTGTTGAGGCAGAAGGTGGATAGTTTTTTCGCTTGGATACACCCAACGACCATTCAATCGAAACTCTTTGATAATCGGGTATTCCAGTGTTTTCGCTTTGGATTTCTGCACAGAGAAATTGCTCCAATAAAAAAGCCCTTCACATTGCTGTAAAGGGCTTCGTCTAGGTACAAAAAAACCGCCTTATTAGAAGCGGTTATAGGGTTGGCTTTTCTGGCCAAATGACGTCATTTGGATCTGGAAAGTTTTGGGGTAAGTCACGCAGCGCTTGGCGGTACTCTGCAAATTCTATTTTCTTTTCAGATGACAACGGAACATCTAATATTTGAGTCCAGTCTGTTTCGGTGATTTTCCCATCGCGCGCGCGACGAAGATCAAGCCATTCATAGTTGATACTGAGATTGCCATCAGGTAATGGCATATTATATCTAGATATAATCTCAGACGGATTTTCGTCCAAAGATAGAAATTTTGCTTTGAAGAACAATGCTCCATCAAGTAATACTTCCACTAGAACTCTCCTATATTATTTTTGGCAATGGTAGTAATGAGTAATTATCTAGGGGGATAACCCCTGAATACCAAGCTTCACATGCTATCAAAAACTCTCCTGTTTCATCGAAACTCGTAGAATCGGGCAGAGACATATATCCATGACTCAAAGAGCCAACTTGATCAAACCTTCTAGAATAATAAATCAGCTCCCATCCATCACTCAATTGCCTTGTAGTATGACCTGAAAAAACAGGCCTTCTGCCTGAAACATGTTTGTAATAGAAAGCATGAGTTACATTTCCAACGTTAATTGACTTATTCCAGTCATTTCGTAATCTCATTGGGTGGCTACTAGGGTTTCGTTTACAGACCCATTTAATATGGAATACATTCAATGAAAAATTAGTAGTCAAACCACGAAAAGCAGCTTTACTTAAACTAAGTCCTTCACCGATTTCAGGAGAACTGCCAGCGGTTATGTTTCCAGCTAATGCTGTTGTAAATGTTCCGTAAACCGGTGTCCATTTATCAACAGGGTCTGCATTAGGGTCTTCTAATGACAAAAATGGCATTTGACGGTCCACAACAAGCATATGATTAGAAAAGTTCTGCTCTGCAGTCGTTACCGTCTTATCTATCTCTTCAACCTTGCTATCAACAGTTTCGGTAAGGCGATTAGACGCATCGACTAACGATGATATTTGTTGCTCTAAGCTCATGCGTTAAGCTCCGTTTTGATTAGTGCTAACCTCACAGCATCAGCAGGCTGTTAGCAAGTGAGTAGTAAAAAATGAAATGATTGATTTATTTTGACCGCGTATTGTTTTTAGCCAGCTCATTAAATTTAAAAAGCAAGCTAACATGACGTGCCATATTGGCAACGTTCGCCGCGGCCATCGTCGCCAACTCTTCAGACATCAGTAAATTCACATTCTCGGTACCTACCTCGATTGTCACGCTGCTGCTCGGCAATGGCGACACATCCAATGTGAACTTTTGTAACCAACTCGAGTTCGCCGATTTGTAGGTAAGCAATGTATTCGGAGCGGAATACACCGCTAGCAAAGTACCGGATTCTAAAAAGAACCCCACTTCACGAACTTCATATTCTTGGCTACCTTTGAATACGGCACCCATTCTCAATTGTGTTGGGCTGAGCTCCTCCCAATCTAAAATGACTTCGCGTTGAAGCTCGTGTTTCAACGCCTTCTGACCTGTCGTCGGTGTATAACTACGGTCACCCACGGCAATGTATTTAATCGCCCCTTTTAGCCCTTGGTTGCGAGCGCTAATAAGCTCAGCGAGCCCTGCATCGGTGTATTGCACGACATAACTCATGCTACTGCTCCAAATTCAAAATCAGTTGTGAAAATTAGACGTGTGACTGCGCACCAATACAGAGGAGCAAAGCCTGGTGAAATATCGGGGACCTTGCCCGTAACAGAGTCATCAACACTCGTCACGTGATAGCCAACACCAGATAAAAAGGACGAATATTGGACTTCCGGAGATGCTTTAATGGTCCCGCTGCAATGATCGTCTTTCGCAATGACGCTATTTTGCTTCACCGCTGAAAATTCAAACCCAGAATCAGCACCAAGCGCCATGATCAAATCAACCGTGTCTCGCTCAGATTTAGTGCTCTCAATACGGCTTAAGACTCGGGTTGTCGCCGCCTTATCAAGCGGCTGGTTTCGTTGCCATGCGATACATTCAATATGGTAAGGCGCTAATCTTGGTTCCATTTGATGCCAAGGTGTCACTTCCACATCACAATCAATCGCATCAAGGGCAATAGACAAACCAAATCGCGTCCCTGCTTTTCGATGAATATCAAACGCTTTATCCACCGTTTTACGCTGACTTTCTAACGTGTCTTTTGGCTGCCAATCCGTTACACCTCGCTCACCAGCAAGCAAAGCCACGAAGGTTTTATCCGTCAGTAAGGGCTGTTTGAGATTGGGATATGGACAAAAAGTGGATTGAATAAGCTCTGTCCAAGCAAACTCCAAAGCCTCTTCAATAAGAGAAGTATTATTGGGCTGGACCGATAGAAACTCCTTATTCAGATCGAACATTCACAATCACCTCCGTACAATGTGGCGCTTCATCCCAAGCGCACACCACATCAACTGCAGGTGCTTGAACCTTGGCACGTTTCGCACCCAGCTCATAAAAGATATGGGCCACTTCTTCTTGGTCAATGATGCCGCCAAGCCTTTGTGCTTTCTCGGCAAACTGCCAAGCCACAGCGACCGCCGACTCTTTTTCTACCTCATTGTTGGGATCCGCTCCTGTAAAAAGCGTCACTTCAATTTGATAAGATTTAGGCGTTGCCGCTTTTACCGTGACCTCATCCGACTCTTGCGCTATATCATCACGGTTTAAGTATTGTCTTGCTCTTTCAAGCAAGGTCGAACTTGGAACACCATTGGGTGATGTACGACTTAATAACGCCACACAAACTTTGCCTGAATTAGGCGCAAGCATTCTGGCTTGCGCATCTTTGATAGGGTTAGGTAAGGATGTTTCAGGAAACTCATAACGCATCACCAGAGCATCTTTTTCAGAATTCACCGTAATGGTTGGTCGCTCTTCTAAAGTCATGGCATGAAAACGATAACCAAGCCGAGTGCCGGTAGTATGAAACTGGAAAGGCGCTAAATCAAAACGCTGAAGCAAACTTTCATTAGACTCCATGAGCGCAGGCTTTGCGGGGAAAACGGTATCATCACCGGCTTCAATGACCTGACGCTTTAAACTGTATTGCAACGCCAACAAATCTACCATTTCGGTATCTGTCACGTACTTACGAAACATCTGCAAAGCTTGATGATTCTGCTCTCGTATTTCAGCGGTTCGTTTTAAGACAAACGCTTGTGTCACCTGAGCGAGAAGCTCACCTTGATTATTAAAGGCCTCACGTAAGTGTTTCGCTTTATCTTCATCTCGCTGAGCGCAATATTCCACCGCAAAATTGATGTATTCATTCAGCAAAGATTCAAAGTTAGGCTCACTGAAAGCTTGAGGTTTATTACTCATAATGCACCACTCAATTGCAGAGGTTCCCCGCGCCATGTTCCCGAGACTTTCACTCTAAATCCATTCAAGTGTGGGATTGCTTGGCACTGAATACCTTGATAATCCGTTAACCCATTCAATGGGTTGGACAAAGCCTCTAACGTTAGATTTTGAACTATCATGGATTCGGTGGGTGTCTGCTGTTTTCCCAAACGCGAGACCGCTCGATTTCCAACACCTCGACGTTTTACTCGTGAACTGACTTCTGTCGTTAATACTTTTGCAAAACGACAGTTCAAGGCACTAGCTCCGGTTACGGTTTTTCCTGTTTTTGGGTCAATACCAATCATTGCTGTTGCTCCGTTGGCTTGGTTTTCGCTGGGCCAGGGAGTATGCCTGGATGATCGTGCTCGTTATAAATCTCTCGGTCAGCTTGCATCGAACGAGTATGATCGGTGACCTCTCCCGTTGCTTGGTAACCCCCGTCTTGCCAAGTATCACCATAGATCTTCATGCCCCCTGGATACCGGCAAACAATAGAGCCGTCATCGAGGTTATAAAGCTCTGACATACCGTTACCGTAATCGGTCATCACCTCGTTACCTTTGACGGTTGGGCTTTGAAATTGAGTAGAGGGTAATCCCATTAACGCCACGGCATTGTTTAAGCTGTCTCCGCTTCCCAAGTTAATCAGTAAACACTGCTCGTTAACTGAAGGGCGCCGATATTGGCTGACTCTTCCTGCAGCAAGCACAAAAAAAGGGATCCTCTTTACTAGATTATCCCCTGTCTGAATATCGACGGTATTTGCCTCGGCTTTCACAACAACGCCTAAGCGTAGTAGATTGGCTGACGCGCGATTGTTCTCTTCTAATTCTTCATGTAACTCAAGAACCTTCTTCTCCAATGCGCTCACATGTTTTATAAGCTTGGCTAGCATGGTCGCAGCCCCCATCTATGTAATGCCAGCTTTCTTCCACTGGGCCTAATCGAATACGCTGTTTCATCGTCACGGTTCGTGCAAACACACCATTTTGTGGATCAAACTTACTCGGCAGATTAGACACCACCATCGCGCCATCCAAATCAGTCGGAGCGCCAAATCGCTCATGCAGTAATTCACGCTCGACACGCGTTGAAGCGTCCAACGCTTCCAAATCGAAGCCATCCATGGAGATAGGCACTTCAACCAAGAACCTCAATTCAATGTCATGAAGGTGACGCCCATCGTTGGCATATTCATTAACCGGTTCGGCTTCGCCAATGTGATAACTGATAGTGGTATTGGCCAACTCAACCGCTTGGCGTCGATAGACCGTATCGACTTTAAGCGCAAGCCGCTGCTCTAAGTGATTGACCACCACTAAGACCCACTCACGCGGCGATCGAAAGAACGTATTTGAATTCACGATGAAAAAACGCCTCAAATTTACGATTAATATCAGGCAAGTAATTCTCAACAATCGAATCCACATCATCCTCAATGTCGATTTCGACTCTTTCGATGACGGTTCTTGCCTTGCCACGTCTTCGCCATACCAAAAGCTGATCGCTGTCCATCGGAGAGATAAACGCGCCAGCAAAGAAATGCTCACCAACACGGACGCCCAAGCGGTTTTGAACAGGCTTCCCCAGTCGGTGAACGCCAATGTCACGCACACCAATCCACAACTTCGACACACGACCGTTTTTGTACACTCGAAATCGCGAACGCAGGGCTTTGTTATCAATACTAAGTTCGTAGCCAAGCTCTGCCATAGATACACCTCGTAACCATCTAGAGGTGAGCGAAGCTGCTCGAAGTACCGCTTTCGGAATTTCTTCTTCAAACGCTTCATAACGACGAATAAACTCAGTATCTAAAAGCAATTGGGAACGGCTAGAATTCAGACCACTCATGCTTCGCACCTTGGGTATCTAATACCAGAACATATTCCCTCATGAGCTGACTTGTGGCATTAGGGCTTTTAGCTGCAGCATCAAAAACTAGCCGGTAGCGTTTATCGCGATAAAGCAACGTACAACTTTCGGGGAGCTCAGAATCCGTAGCCAGTAAATGCACTTGATTCACACCCTTCTCGTGACGTCGGATATATCCGATCACTTCAATCTGCTTCCCTTGTGGTGTCATCACAAAAAGAGGACGACCAAAACAGCGTTGGATAGATTCACGAATAAGACGTCGAGCCGATTCGAACTCGCTCATCACAAGTCGTTAAGTCACAAACTCAGTGAGTATGCCGCCAGTCAGCAGCACACCACTATCAATGAAAACCCCAACCGGTTGAGACACATCTCCCGATGCCGTGGGCTTTGTCTTGGTAAACTCACCATTTTTGAAGTAAGCAGCTTCAGATTCAAAACTCACGCTATCCCCCGCTTTAATTGGGCCATCAAAATGGCCTTGTGTATAACACACCGCCGTATCACCGGCTGCTGCCGTAAAGTTGGGAACGACTAATAAAGCTCCAAGTAGACAAGGTACATCTTTCTTAAAACCACCCGTTGGCACAGTCGCCACAATCTTTTTACCATCGCTTAAACGCATATTGTCACCATTAAAAAAGGGCGAGCAATGCTCACCCTGTCAATACAATCAAACTGTTCTTCCAAGCTTTACTTAAAGGTCGCTTGGGCAATACCACGGCGGTCCAATACCTTCGACATCAAGTCGTAAGTAATGCGGAACTTGGCACCATCGCTGCTCCAACCGTCGCCCGTTTCTAGCCATGGGTCTTGCTGGCCATCTAAGAAGCCCATCACGACGGTATCAAAGTCTTTACCTGTTAGTGCCAGAGCTCCATTCACATCGCCTACACGCGCAGTTTCAATCACCTTACCGAATTTTTTATAAGCTGGGTTAAAGGCATCCGGTTTACTCGCCGTATTCAAAACCGCTTCAAACATTGAGGCATGATCTGGACTCGCAATCAGGAGCTCTCCGCGAAGATCTAACGCATCGCCTTGACCCGCTTCACCATCCAGTGGGATTGTGGTTGCCGTAGCAAAGACCTTATGCAGGGCCATAATCATCGCCGCGTAATCACCTGCTGGAATGTCATTGATTAAGTTACCCCAGCCTTTGTCTTTGCCCGCTTTAAAGACATTGCCACCATCGGCCATCTTGCCTGCGAGGATAGCGTTAAACATCAGCTTGTCTGACAGACGATAACCGGACTGCATGAATTTACGAGGTACCTTCGCCACTAAGCCAATTTCATCATTAATGATGGCATGACGGGTGAACTGAATTTCACGGCCAAAGGTCGCAAGCTGAATGCGCTCACCACTGCCTTTTAAGACCGCCGCTTTGTACTCGCCATCTTCCGATACTTTCATCAAGTCCGGCGCGTCATTAACCATCACTAGCTCAGTTTCACGAAAATCCGTCAGGTTCTCTACATTAGCCAGTTCACGCCACATCGGGGCTCTTGCTTGCGCTTCATCGCGCATCACGGTTCGAATACCTTCGGTGATGATGTCGCCAAAATCACCGGAGTTAAACGCTCGGTTCACCAATTCATTCTTGGTGATGGCGCTTCGTGCATTCACATCAAGGCAAGCTCGCGCCATATTCAGTAATGACTCATGACCAAACGAGTTGTCTTTTTCTAAATCCGCAACACCACAACGCGCATTCAACGCATTTTGCAGTTCGTCTTTGACATGGTTACCGTTGCCAAGTCTCATGTGCGTGGCCGTCAAATTCGCTTCAGGCTCTTGCTGACCTGCCGCTGATTGGCTACCAATACTTTCTAAAATCTTAGTGGATGCCTGTCCTACTGAGCACGATAAGTCGGTCAGCATTTCATTGGTTAATGCCTCGCTGACTTTATGTTGAGCGCACAACGCACGAATATCTGCTTGGCGTTGATTCTCTGCTTTTACAGCGTTTTGTAATTCTTCATTTGGTTTCGGCATGTCGCTTACCTGCTTGGGTTTGTTTATTTGAGGTTCATTTGGCTTAGCAGACGCTGCCAAAGGTGTCGGTTCATTCGACTGTCGCGTTAGCGAATTCATCAGCTCACTTGGAGCTTGTTTGAAATTCTTAAAATCAGATTCATCGAAGCTCTGTAATGAGTTACTGAGATCGACCGCTTCAACCACTTCATCGACAAGCCCCCAATCTTTAGCGGCTTGCGCGGTGAACCAGGTTTCACTCTCCATAGCGGTCAGAACCTCTTCAAGAGGTTGACCCGACTTTTCAGCGTACGCTTCAGAAATGGTCTTGGTCGCCGCTTGCAACTGTTGAAGCGCTGAATTGATTTCCTTCTCACCACCCCATGCTCCAATGGCTGGGTTATGGATCATCAACATGGCATTTTCAGGCATACGGATAGAATCACAGGCCAGCAGAACATAAGTCGCAATACTCGCGGCCATTCCATCGACAATGCCCACTACCTTTCCTTTATGTGCCTTCAGTGCGTTGTACATCGCTAGGCCTTGATAGACGCTGCCACCGCCGCTGAGCATTCGTAATTCGACCTCTTTACCATTGGCCACTTGTAACGCAGCGATGATTTCAGTCGCATCAATATCCCAAGCGCTGATGTCTCCATGCACCCAGACCTTAATCACATCGGCTTCATTTTTGAGCGTGTACCAGCTCTTATTTGGCTTTGGCATTCTTTGCCTCTTCTGTTTTATTGTTGGGCTTTGTCGCATGAGCAGGATCCGAAGTGCTCACGATGTGCATATCATTCATTTGTTGTCGCTCCGACTGAATTTCACGGCGAGTAGACAAAGGGTTAATGTTGCGTTCACGCTGTGCATGACTTAACGAATACAGCCCCAAACGCGTCCCTTTCTCTACGCCCACCATCTCTTTACCAGGATCAATCCATGGCATCACTGGCGCTTGATAAATGGCATTCAAAATGGATTTTCGATCAACATCGGCAGGGATTTTGACTTCACCGGCAAGCATCGCCATTTGCAAAGCATGTCGATACTGTGGACGAGTCCAACCTAAAACAAACTTTCGCTGCAGCACTCGATAGCGACTGAATGAATCGATTAACTCTTGGCGCTGAGCGGAATAACTGCCGTTACTGTAGTCTCGAGTAACACTAGAGTTATTCACTCCTGCGCCCCCACTGGCCAATCGCAGCTGAGCATTTCGAAAGGGACTGCTCATGGTTTCTTTTCGATTGTTCTCCACCACCCCTGCATCTTCACCGGGTGCTAGTTCAAACGAATTCCCCATACCTAAAAACAAATCACCGCCGCGATCGAACGCATCTGATGTATTTGAATTCAATGTCGGGTCTCGTTTTATGTAATAGGCAAAACGACTCGCTATCTGGGCGCTGATTCGTTCAGATTGATCGTAATCTTCGATGTCATCGACCAAATCCAAAATGGAATGCAAAAGGGAAATGCCACGGTTTTGATGAAAGCGCCGAGTAAACTTTAAATGGCAGACAAACTGCGCATCGACATCAACAAACTCAAACCCTCTTGAATCTCTCTGAATCAAATAGCTGATAGCCTGACCAAGCTTGTTTCGCTTGATACCTTCAAACAGTCCCCCTTCAGCTTCCGTTATATGCGAAGGAATAAAATCAGGCTCAAAAGGCTGCACCGCAAAGGGTGTCTCTGTTGGATAAACCAAATCACTGTGCTTACCCATGAACATTCGACAAAACACCTCGCCATCGCGAAACCATGTTCGACCCGCAAGCCATTCAGTTTCCGCGCGAGAATGTTCAGCATCGATGTTCTGGTTTAAAGAAAAGTTCTCCCACCAGGTCATGATCGCCTGAGCACATTCAATATGAACCTCACCTTTATGGTTTAGAGGCTGAGGCTCCACCATGATGCCATTCGGACCAATCACATTGGCGCAAAGCTCATCTAAAATGGCCGTAACAAATGGGTTATTTTCATCCATATGTCGCGCCCGTTGATACACCGCTTTCGCGCCTTTGTTCAACGAATTTGAATCGCCTTTCGATTGTTTATTTGTCTTTTTTGTATGCGGATTTCGGGGAAGTGCTGCGTTGTATTTATTCAACAGCCGTCTGTCGTAGGCACGTTCCAACCCTTTTCGAGGACTAAATACGGCCACAAGCTTGTCGAGCAAGTTTTGGCTACTCAAGATAATTTCTCCGTATCATAGAGCGTCGTCCCCCTTGAGCTTGCAGAGCAATAATGCGCTGCAAACGTTCTATCTCTTTACGCACCGTCGCTAAACTCGCCAAGGTTAACTCTTCATCTTCTGCCGTCTTAACAGACTGTTGCTGTAAGATTTTCTGTTCGGCTTCGAGGTACCACTGCAAACGCTCTTGATTGGTTGGTATTGCTAAACTCATCCGAAAATACCTCTTGAGTGGTTATAACGTTTCTTGGGCTTGCGCTCGAAAACTGGCTGTAAGTCAGCATCAATTACATTCGGATTAATCTGCCATTCAGACGCCCAAGGCGGTGCGCTTTCCCAATGGATTTCATCACCACCAAGAAAGTGCATCCCGGCTTCGGCATACGCACATAAATCAAAACTCTCGTTACGTGTCTTATCAGGGCAGATCCATTGACCTTTTTCGTCAATGAATTCAGCCGTCAGTTCATCGAACCACTCTCTTTCCGCCCATGCAGGCAAATGAAAATATCGAGAGCCGAATTCTTCGCGAGAGTAGCTGGCCACTACTCGGTTCTTAAGTCGATTGGTGTGCAACATTAATAAAGGGATCTCGCCATGCGCCAATTTGCTGCGCTTATCTGGGTATGACTCTTTAATCAGTGAATCCATATCTTTGTTGCTGGCGCCTTTCACGAGGCGAAACAAATGTGACAACCCTTTAGCTTTGAGTCGGTTATAGAACTGGTAAGCAAAATCGGTCACGGAGGTTTTCTTGCCGTCTTTTTCAGAAGCCGAACCGCCAGAATCGCACAGCGTTAATATCGGTTTCATTACCCGCCCACAGCCATCGGCAACGGGGTACGTTTTCTTGATCACCTGCTCGATAAGTAGGTCCCAATCTTCAGCGTAAATGGCAGGGTTAATACGGTCACAATTTCGATGCGGTGTCGTTAAAATTTCAAAGCGGTCGATCACCCAGCGCTGCAGACCTTCGCCAAACACTTGAGCTTGAACCACAAACCGAGCATTGGATTTACCACCTTGAACATCGATACTCATGACCAAGAAGCGGCCACCAACAGGCACAACCCCACGTAAATAAGGATTGCCTTTGGCTTTTTCCATCAATTCATGAGCACCAATATCTTGCCCTTGAGATTGAAGAATATAAGAGCGCCCCATTCGGGTATTAATAAATGAAATTAGTGCATCTTCATCGCCACTGTCTTCATAAATGGCTTCGGCATTGAGATAGCGATACACCAAGTTTTGCCAACTGCTGTAAGCGGCTATCACCCCTTCAAACCAAAACGTGGCCCATTTGGTTGTGCGTATCTCTGGTTCGTCTTCAACTAACTCACCGTATTGACTGACCGCACCTTCACGAAACCAATGTCCACTCAGGTTCTTCGAATGTTTTTCGACTTCTTCAATACGATGACCACACCTTGGGCAAGCCACATACGCGGTTTGAGACGAGAGCAAAGGATCACCTTTGTCGTCCCACTTTAAAGTTTCGAATTCCGGCCTAAAGTGCGTATGACAATCGTCACACGACCAATAGAAACGGCGTCTGTCGCCTTGGTTGTACAGTGATGCGATACCGCCACATGGTTGTGCCTCATGGGCTAGTAATTCTTCTTCCGGTTTAGGGTGCCTAACGATACGACCAGGAGAGCTTTCAGCCATTACCATGCCTGAAGACTTGGCGTTTTGAACGCGCATTAACATCAGTTCAAACTTCGAGCCTTCTTGGCCGACGCCATCATCTGCTCTGTCGTAATCGGTCGCGCCGGCATAACGATACGTAGACGCCGATAAGCTGGTTTCTGTTGCGGAATCTAACTTAAGATTCATGCCATTTTTAAACTTTTTAGACGTGATGTTATCGTCGGACTTTCGCCCCGTTCTTAAACGTGCAATGCCTGGCGTCGCTGAAAAGCAGCGGTCTAAATCAGCCTTAGACATATCTGCCGCTTTAGTTTTGGTGCTGTAAATCAGCAGCATATCGCCAGGGGCTTGCGTTACCGTGTAGTTGATCCACCCTTCGACTAACGCTTTAGTTTTCCCCGAACGTGCGGGACCCACCACAATCACCGCTTCATAAATGCGCCTTGCCAAACAGTTCATTGGCTCTTTCATATAAGGCACCAATGAGGACAAAAACTTCGTTACGTCCGTCCCATCAGAGATCCACAAATCTTCATCAGCAGCTTCAATGGGGGTTTTATCGGTTGGCGCACAAAGATAAGCGAGCTCTCGCCGGATCTTGCCCGCATCGGCGAATTGAACACCAAGGCGTGAATCAAACTTGTTCAAGCCCATCAGATACCGCCTTTAAATCAAAATTAAGTAAACTTTCTAAATCTTCTAACTGCTGCGTTGTTGCCGTTGGGATCGCCGATTCAATACGTGTTATCACTTTGTCTTTAAAGCCCTTCACACCTGATATACAAATGGCTATTTCATTCTCGTAGTCTTCTTTTGCAATGCACTCATTTGAGTCTTTCTGCAGTGCTAACTTCTCTCGTTCGGATTGAACGTAAGCTCTCAGCTCAGCTGCAGTTTTAAAGCCCATCAAATCGGGAGCATCACTTTCTTTTAAAGGTGCCTTACATAAATAAGGCGTCACCTGAACCACATCATAAAGCGGGGTTTGTCCCTTAAATGCGATAGGCTCAATACCTGCAGACTTAAGCTTTTTGCGGATCGTAGAACGGTGATAATCGAACGCTTCCAACTCGGTTAAATTCCAAAGTCGTTTTTCATTGTTCATTGAAAGCCCTCTTGAATGAGTCTCGTCTCTCCGAGTGTCACGCCCTTATTCGCATTAAGCTGACGTTACCTATTAATGAAGTTCTCTCAAACTCTGCTTGTTCCTTTTTGAATCTGGACTTGCGCTAACATATAAGGAGTTTCAGCAGCGAGCTGAATATGATCATGGCTAACAAGCAAGACAGCGAGGAACCCACGCTTGCACACCCTCGTAAGGAATGAATTACGGGCAACAACGGATAACGGAGGACGACCACCCAAGTAGTAAGTGTTATTTGCCCGTATTAGGGAGCGCACTGTCGTAACCGTAAAAGTCACGTAAGTGCTCAATTTGGTCAGCGCAATTGCGCCAGGCTTCTAGCCATATCGGGTCACGTTCTACCGCTTCGCCATAGGTTTGCGGCGGAGCAGTAAAAGGCTGTTGGCAAGAAGTCAGATAAACCGCAGGAGGAAGAACCAACCTGTCTTGATATTCAGTGATCACTTCAGTGGTAGTACAACCACTCAGAAGAATTGGGAACAGGCACATCAGCACATTCTTCATGAACTAGTACCTCTTTGATTTGGGTAACAGCAAGAACCGTTGCAACATTTCGCTCGGCTTTGGCTTGTAACAATGCATCCGCAGCTTTTTGAGCCTGCCGAACTTCATCGCTTAAGGTTTTAACGGTTATAGAAAGTGATTTGTTTTTGTTAAGAGAGTCTTGAAACTGGCCCTGAAGCTCACCGTAGCGCTTTGCTTGCACCTTGGTTAACTCAAGTAGGTAAGCAGAAAAAGCGAAGGTACCAAGCAGCAAAACAACCAAACCTATCAACAAAGTGTTTTTGATAGAGAAGCTCATAAAGTCCTTATTACCAGCCGTTCAAACAAGCTTGTTGTTCTAATTCGCGACGTTTCACGACCCCTGAACATTGGCTATCAGAGTCCCTGCAGTTTTTGCCGTTAACATAGACCCAACGTGAAAGTTCGAGGCACGCTTTTGAGGGTTGATTTTGGTTAAATAACTTAACCATGGTGGAACGTTTAAAGTTTCCAGCGCCAAGATTGAACACAAAGCTTACCAATACATCAAACTGAGCCTGGGTAACGTCAACGGTTAAGTATTGGTTTACAGACTTTTCAGCCGCTTGAATATCGGCAATGAAGTTACGAGCAATGTGCTCTTCACTGACCACATCACCTGGTTTCACGCCTGTTGTGTGGCCGAGGCCATTAGTCCAAACATCTGCACTACATTGATAGGCTTTGGTTCTGCACCCTTCGAGGTTAGCGATATGTTCGAGACCTTGTTGACTGGTTTGCATGTTTGGAGCGAGGCTAAAAACGATAGAAAGCACAACCGCGACAGAGCAAACGGTTTTATTGATTAAGTTTTTCACAGAGCTCTTCCGAAATTCGTTGCTTGCGAACTTCATCAAGCAATTTGAGTTTAATGCTGCGGTTGGTGAAGTAAGTGACAAACACCATCACCACACCAATCACTGCAGCCCAGTCTTGGATGCTGAATGCCCCAGTAAGAGCTAGTAAGCCGCTAGTGAGATATGAAGAGAAGGAACTGAGTTTATCTTGCATATTACTCCCACAAAAAAGCACCCGACTTTCACAATGGAAAGGGGTGCTTTGTTAGTTATAAACGGTAGAAACGAAAAAACCCCGCCGGTTGGGCGAGGCTTTCTAATGTGTAAATAGTGCTCCATCCATCACGAGATGTCAACAAAATCTAACTAAACATATTAATCACTAATATAAACCGCAGTACTCAAACTATATTTCAGTAGTTAGACTTCCTATATACCCTAGCTCAACTTATCCGTCATATTTGACATGTTTTAAATAGACTTCAGCTTGCTCAGTTAAATACCATCTTATTAAGGAAAAGAATGCTGGGTATTTAAGTGACGCTTCAAAGTAAGTTTCAGCTAACTCATATAAAGCATCATCATCTTCCATTTCTTCAACAACTGTCAAACTGACCAATTGTTCTCTCAATTTATCAATCACTTTCTTTCTAAACTTTAATAACCGTTCAGAGTTAAGCTTTAACAAAAAAATACTCTGGTGAGCTTTATCTCTCAACTCATCCGGACACTTGCTTTCCGAAACAAAAATGTAGCCGTCTTCGTCATAATCAAAAATTAAAGGGAAAGCAGGCACCTCTAGCAACGGGTTGAGTATTAGATCAACCCAGTCATTATTTCCTTTATCAACGTCACACGAAAAGTCTGGGTTAGTATATCTATTGTTTTTGTCCACTACATAACGTTGGTTCCCACCGCAACAACAACCAAATAAATTACTCCATTCGAGAGCATGATTAACGTCGTTATCTAGTTGTTTAATGGCTGGATTTTCGGGGAAAAAATGTTCGACTCGGAAATCATCAAGAGCGAAACCTTCGCCACTTAACAAATCAATTTCACAGTATAGACAAAGCCCTAATTGATCTTTAGTTAAATATTCTTTAACTTGAGCATTAGGTTCTTTTCCTGCATTTTTCTTAAACCCCGACTTCCAATCATCATCTGGGTTGTTTTTTTTATACTCATCTAGAAGTGGGGGTTCTTCTCCTTTATTTATTTTTTTCATTTTTATTTCCCCATTCTTTTCTTTCTAAGTCGAACATCCATATCTAACTCAGTCATCACAGGGTCATGCTCTCCGGCCCATTTCTTCAAGTGCACATATAACTCTTTTGCCCTGTCCGAATCCCAGTCATTACTCTTAACTAGCCCTTTATACTCATTTAGAAATTGTACTATTTCTAGCGCCTGAGGCCTTGACTCTATACAGAAAATATCTTCTAAAAGCATATTTGCTTCAGACCCTAGTGAAAAACTAGGGTGATGTAATTTAAATTCACGGGCTTTGTTTTCAATGATATGAATCGAGTCGTGCTTGACTGTGCTTAATATTTGTGGGCTATGGGTTGTTACAATAAACTGTACATTAGGAAAAATAATAGATAATTTAGTTAAAATTTCTTGCTGCCATTTAGGGTGTAAATGCAAATCTACTTCATCAATAATTATCACACCACTTCCGTTTAGTGCATCTTTTCCTACCCCAGGGTTTAATAAGACTAATCGCCTAGCTATATCGCCAACTAATGTAAATAAAGATTTTTCACCTTGTGATAGCTGTGAAACTTCAATTGTTGTACTGCACTTATCGAGTAATATTTTTGTATACCCATCTCTTTCAACTGTTCTGATATTGGAAATATCAATAAATTCAGAAATGGCATTTTTTACTATTGTTGAACTAGCGTTTATTTCTTGCTTTACTTTTGATAACGATTCTATTTTATAAGTTATCTCTCGAACGTCACTTAAAAGTTTAGCTTTTATTTTATCTTCATTATCTACGTCAGAAAATAGTTTCAGCATATCCTTAACTGTTTCTAACTTAATCTCTTCTTCACTAATATTACTTGTGACCTTTTCGTACTCTCCACTCTCAGCATCAAGTTCTTCTTGTTTTGCTAACCAATCAATAAATACCTTAAAGTCATAATCATTATTTAGTGCATCAAGGTACCCATCCATCTTCCCCCAAACTTTTGAAGTTCTCTTGAAGTTATGACATTGTGACTTGATGTCATAAGAGCGATTTATGGAATAATAAGAGAATACAGGTAGTGAGGACTGAGAATCTGCCGAATTTAACATTCTATATATCTCAGACAACAACCTAAACTCTTCTAAAACACTCTTATTACTTGATGAAACACCTTTCTTTGCAAGAGATAATCTTAGAGTGAAAAAATTTGACTCAAACAAATCGAACGTTGCCAATAAATTAGATTCACTAACATCAAAAGATGAGTTAATATCATCAAAGTCTAAATGTTCACCTGATGATTTTTCATTTATTATTAGAGATGATATCCAGCTGCATGATTTGCAAATCGCCTCAATAATAGTAGTTTTACCAGAACCATTCTCACCAACTATTACATTCATTTTAGGGTGAAGTTTTACTTTTCCTTTTTTTATCCCTCTAAAATCAAAAAGCTGCAACTCACTAACACATGGTTTAAACTTACTGGAGCTATCCAACACAGATTGATTATAAGCATTTGATTTTGAAAGATCTTTACCTTCCAAATACTTCCCCGTCTTGTAGAGTTTTGACAATAAGAATAGAGAAAGTATATTGCCATTATCAGCTTCATTGATAATCTCATCCATACCACGTTGAAGTTTACTCTTATATTCATTCATACCTAACCCAACCCCCTTATTATTTTATCTATCAATTTAAAAGTATACTTATTCTCAAGCCGAGTTATAAATTCAGGTTCAACACTAGAAGAAAAGCTAAGTAGCCCTCTTAACCTTTCTATCTCCGACGAATCTAATATACCAATAGAAAATTTGTGAACCAATGAGGATATAACTCTTTTTCTTTTCCTACCGAGGGATACTTCCCCTAAATTATTAATAGTCAGTCCTGTCACATGTCTATTGTTCGCCTTAGATGAGAAGACCGTTTTAGTTTTATTTATTACTAATTTCCCACCGTATAACTCCAAGAGAAGCAATTCTACAACATTAACAAATGTTCCTAATACATTAGGAACATTTGTTGATAAAAATATATCATCTGCATATCGACTATATTTCACTTTATTGCTTATAGCTAATTCACTCAATTTTGAATCGAATCTATACATTATGAAATTTGATATAAGGGGTGATATCGGAGCACCTACGCTCAATATCATTTTCCCATCATCGTCTTTAGTCGGACACCAAAAAGAAAGTTTATTAACTTGAGTTATTTCCAACGTCGTCAATGGAATATCATTCTCAACAAGTTCATTATTTAGCAATCTGTCATTTATGTTATTAAAAAAGTTAACTAAGTCCATTTTCAATAAAAATTTGTTCTTAGCATGAACTAACGCATTGTCTTTTATACTTTTATTCTTTATATATGCAAAAGCACAGCTATGTACTGGAAGTATATCCACAAGGTATTTACTGAGATCGCGTTGTGTAGCCTTAAGACCTTTTGCTGGATGAGCTATCGTCCTATTTCCACCATTACGTTTAGGTATAGTATAAATTTTATACATTTTTGGTGCGGATCTAAGGAGAGTCTCGATATGATGTTTTGCCATTAAATTAAAAACATCTTCATCATGCTTAATCTGAGGATATTCTAATTCAAAATACTTTTTGAGATTATCGGCGGTATCTGGAGAAGCTAAGTAGTTTAATAATTTTTTCATATTTAAGCTATTACACAGAAGCATACTATGAAGAAGACTTTTGTCTATCCATAGTATGCTCTGTACACCCTTTACTAGAGGAAGCGAAAGTATCACATCCTAAATGAGGAACGAGTTTAGGATGTGATGCTTTCGCAACCAAAAACCCGTTCAATAAATTTCAGTCTGGCTAATCGCCCGACTAGGTAAATCAAATTTCACCCAAACGCTAAAGAGTCTTCAAATTTTAACTTTAATCCGTCAAAGTAGCAAGGTTACGGCAGTAGGTGTCTTAACCTTCAGCTCCTAGAAAAAGCTGTTTTTTTAGACTGTTACCTCGTCTAAGTTCACTATTTATTTTCAAATCACAGACTCTTCTTGCTCATACCTTTCCCGCAACGCCAAAGCGGCGGCACTGCGTTTATCCACCAAGCGTTTAACCAACTTACCTAAAATAGATTCGTACTTCTTAAAGCGGGAGAAGGTAACGGGTAAAGTTTGGCAGAAGTAAGCGAAGCGAGTTTCTTGAGTCCAGCCTATTCGGCCACCATCGCAGCATGGGCAGGTTCTGCTTGCTCGGTTCTTGGCAATGTATTTACCGCTGCCATTACATTCAGGGCAAACTTGGCCGAACTGCTGCGTAGCTTCTGCAATTGCCGTTACCACTAAGGCTTCTAGTGCTTTATCTGGGTATGGACCTCGCCATGTTTCCATTAGCGTGTTCGCTTCAATCAAAGTGGCTTGGTATAACTTTTTTAGTGCCGGCTTATCTTGCAAACATTCAACGAACAACACCAGAAAGCCTACTGGTGATTCCTTCCATGCTAGACCGACAATAGCCAGCTGCTCATCCTGAGAAAGTAACCCCTTACCGCCTAGCGATGGTTCGTAGTTGATCCCTTTTACATTGAACTTTGCCAGTAGCTTTTCAAATTGCATTACGCCCTTGCTCCCATTGCTGCGACCCTTGCGAACACCGAGTTCTTATTGAACTTGTTTGGATCTGGTCTTGTAATTTCATTGATGGGTTTAACATTCGATTTGTCCGCTAAACGCATCGTGCTTCTTGCAGGCAGTGAACCTGCTTTAGCTTTTTCAGCATACTTCTTCAATGCTTTGCGATGCTTGGCCCTGGCTTCCCGCTCACTTAGTTGTCCACGGCAAACAAAACCCACTTCTTGCGATGCCCAATACTCAATATCCCCTTTGGGTTCACAGCGTAGCATTCGGGTAAAAGCTTCATCGATATCAACCAACTCTTCGCGGCCCATGTTAACGAACTCAGGCAAACTTGGCGGCCACGCATCCCCTTCTAGCAGAGCTTGGCTTACAGCTCTTCGAACATCAGTTACCGACATCGTGGAAATCGCTTGAGTCCAAGTCGATGGTAGTACCTTGTAAATCCACTTCGCTCCGTACCCCTCCACAAACTTCGCTTGAATCCAATCCTCCACACTCAGGTGCAAAGTCTGGTTGCCCACTTGGTGCGGCAGTGTGTCCGTAGCGGGCGAGCAATTCTGCGTTGTGTTGTTCAACTCGGTTTGTTTGTGACCCTGTGGCTGTGTTGCTTGATTGAGCAGTGCTTGAGTGATTGATTTCATGGTCGTCGTTCCATCGTTCTTGATTCAAGTAAGTCGTTAGGTGAAGCTTATCGAAACCAAACTGGCGGTTTGCTACTCGGTTTTCGACGTCCTGGCAAAGCATGTTGGTGAATACCTCTGGGGGTTCACTTTGCGCTGTCACGATGCTTTTGAATTTTGCTAACGAGTTCTTCTTCGATTTCTTGGTTGGGAATGCTGCCCATAGCCGAGCAAAGCAAGATTCAACCACCGACACATAATCTTTATTGTTAGTAGTCTCTGGTAGTCTCTGTGTAATCTCTGTTTTAGTTTGGCGCTTTTGTGCAGCACAGGTTGGCGCATTTGTACTGCACTGCTTGGCGCATTCCGCCAAACTAGAATGGCGCAATTGTGCAATCAAGTTTGGCTCATTGATTTTGTAGAAAATACGGCATGGAACACCCTGCTTTTTCTCTTCGAGAATAGCTAAATCACGCAGTTTTTTTCGAGCAGTGTCTAGCTCACGCCGCGTCATTCCGGTTTCATCTTCCCACTCAGCTTGAGTTTTATAGAAGTAACCAGACGCGTTAGTTCTACGACTCCAATAAATCGCTTGGCTTAGCATTAATGCGCCCGTAATGCCAATGCCCAGCTTGACGAATGGCCGATGAAAAGCGATGGGCCTATCTAGGAATTCGATCACTTAACCGCCCTCGCCTGCATGGTTTTTAGGATTTGCTTCGCTTTATTGCGCGACACCACATAACGACAGTTGCCGTTGTTTGCTACCCACAGCATTTGGCCGTGGTAATTTTGATAAGAAAGACTCATTGCACAAAGTTCTCTTGTTTTGCTAATTAGCGTGGTTAGTAAAGGCAATCAGGTGGTCAGCCTTTTTGCGCCATCAATGTTTCTAGGTATTTAAGTAACGGATCGTGAGAACCGGCACTCTCTTGCAATTCTCGGTAAGCATCGCGAAGTTGGTCAGACGTAGCATGTTCACTGAGTAAAAGTATCGAGCGGAATGCTTCTGATGACTCTTTGCTAAAATCGGCGAGTAGTTGATCTCGGTTCGCCATAGTTTGACATGAGCCAATAGCCGCAACCGAATATCCAAGCGGGTTTAGGAATTGATTCAGTGCAGCTGCTGCCCTAGCTTTAGGTAGAGCTGCAATAATTGCAGGCAACAAATCCATGACGTTAGCTTTGGCCTCAGTGCTTGTTCTACTGACATAGCGAAATAGGTTTTGAGTGTTGTTTGGATTGTTCAAAGCCGACGGTACTTTGAGAAGATGTTCCCTTTGGCAGTCTTCCTCTTCGTAGATTTTCATCTTGTGATAGAAGCGAGAAATATATTCCGCAATTTGTTCTTTCGTTGCATCACTTCGCCAAGCGACTACCGCGTTATGCATAACGCTTTTTAAACTGGGTTGCATGGTTATTCCTTACTGGTTGTTTATCCAGAATGTTGGTGATCAGGCTGTTTTTGAAAATTCAGCTAATCTTGACTTAAAGCTCAAGGGAGATTTGAACGCACTTGGTGTCAGCACTTTATAGCTGAAGCTAGTTAGTTCATGGGCTTGCTGGGTACGTCCGTTCTTTGCAGGGAACTCACCCGCGACTTCCCATTTACGGACGGCCTGTGAACTCACGCCAAATAAATCTCCCATTGCTTGATAGCTACCTTGAAAATGTTTATTAAGCACTTTACTTACTATATTTGGTTTCACTTAAACCCCTCAACTTAACCAAAAGTTAATTTATTAAACATCAACTGATAGTTAAGTGTCAACCAAGTTAAGATAACCTATGGTTAATTTGATAGAAGACAGTCTATGGATCGGCAGCAACTCTTTACTGACAGGCTAAACAAAGCATGTGATTTAGCGGGAATACCCAAACGTGGACGTGCAACTTACTTACAATCACGCTTACCTTTTAAGATATCTTTAGTTGGTGTTCGTAAATGGTTGGTAGGTGAATCTATACCTAATACTAAGAAACTTGCCGATATTGCCGGTCTACTAGGAACTACTGTAGAAAGCCTCTTAGATAGTAACGATATTGAAATGCTTAATTCTGAAAGGGATAGCTCAACTATCAATAAGGTTCTAAACTTTCAAATCCCAAATGCCCAGTATTTAGATTCTCAAAATCTAAAAGCTATTCCCATCTTAAGCCAGGTACAGGCTGGGACCTGGCAAACTGTGATCATAGACCAAGATACTGAATTTGAATGGCAAACTGTGTCAGCAAATACGTCTAGTAATGCATTTGCAATGAGAGTTACAGGGAACTCGATGACAAACCCCCACGGATCACCTTCAATCCCTGCGGGCTCCATTGTTGTTGTTGAACCATGTAGCTCCCCCGACAATGGAAAAATTGTAGTTGCAACACTAAATGACGCTCCTGAAGCTACTATAAAGAAACTAGAAATTGATGGACCTCAAAAATTCCTAGTCCCACTTAACCCCAAATACGACCCTATACCTATCAATGGCAACTGCCGTATTGTCGGTTATGTCAAACAGGTCATTATGGACTTGTAACGTTTTATATTTCCCCTACCTCTTCTAAATAGCTCGCACATGCGAGCTATTTTTTTATAAAAATAACCATTAGTTATTGACACGCAACTTAACCATAAGTTAACTTAACCAAAAGTTAATTTAAAAAGGTAACTAAATGGAACACCTAACAACAGCAACTATTGGTAAAACTCTAGAGGACTCAAAAGCCATTCAATTACATAGAACGAGCTTCGAGCACTTCCTAACGAAGATGCCAAAAAGCGACCCGTTTTATGACGATCTAGAACAGCTCATTCAGCTAAGCGATAAATGCAAAAACTTAGAAATTCGAGTAGCCACAGAAGACGCTCAAACCATTCATCAATTCAATGCTCTTTCTGACCAATTGAGCAGTAAGTTGAATTCAATGGTTCTACCAACTAACTAGGAGATTCAAAGTGACAGTACCAATTGAATTCCCAACATGTGAAAAGCCCGAACTTTCAGCGCGTATCTTAAAACGATACTCCAAAGAGATTGCAGCGCTAACCACCCGATGCTTCGAGCTCACCATGACGACTGCCCATGATGTGTTTTTTGACTTCTCGGCTCATGTTCAAGAGATCAGCGTTCGCACTCACGAAGGTGGGTATGACGCTTTTGCAAATAATGAAGTGAATTTTGAAATCTATATTGAAGGAGGCAGTGGCCAAGACAAGAAGATAACCAAATGGTTTAAGGACACCAATAAGTACCTAGATGAATTAACGTAATAACACCCCACTTACTTTGTGCAATGAGACTTTAACCAAGGGCTGACCACCCTTTTATAGCTAAGGAATAACCAATGTTAAACATCGAACAAATCGCTACTAATGCAGTGAAAAACACACTCGCTTCAGCTGAGTTACAAGAAGCAATTGAGAAGAAAATTGAAGAAACGATCACCAGCGAACTTACCGACTTTTTCCGTAGCTACTCAGACTTTGGAAAGGCATTTAAAGGTGCGTTGAAAGACCAGTTAAAACTGGATATGGATAACCTTGGCATTCTTGAATACAACCACTTTATCACTACGACTATCCGAGAGCGTTTTAACAAACACATTGAAGGTCCTGTGGTAAACCAAGTCGATACCCTGTTAAACGAGATCTGTCCTACAGCAGGCGAAACGGTTCAATTTGATGATTTGATAACCATGTTGAAAGATGGAATTACCGACTATCAGCCGGACCACTCTGGAAGTTTTGCTGTTTGCTTTAAGCGTGAAGATAGAAGTTGGAATTCTAGCTACATAAGTATTGGTTTTGATGACGAAGCTGAATCATCTAGCTACCGTTCTACAGGAGATAAGTCATTCAACGAGTGCCGTAGCTCTATAAAGGTGGAAATCAAAACACGCAAAGTGATTGGCTTTGATATTGGCTACCAAGGTAGTGATAACAAGGCAAAAGTAATAACCCACAATCGTGATTTCGAATCTTATCTATTCCGTATGTACGCAGCGGGAAGTGTCATTGATTTTGGTGACATCCATGATCAATTTATGGAGCTTGGTGAAGGTGATGAAGTGACAGCTTACGATATGGATATTGAAACGGGGTACGATTGGGCGAACGACTAAAACAAGAAAACCCTTATCGGTGACCAAACCAATAAGGGCTTACTTTGTGCAATGAGACTTAGAACTAAAGAACCAAGCCTCGCAATCAGTATATAACTGGCTGACCACCAATTTCAAGTACTTAGACTGATTGCCAGGTTTCACCCAGAAACCAAAGGAACTTTGTGTAATGACGACTTCCCTACTTCGAAACTCTCAGGAAGAGTTTATCCATAAAAATATTCATCAAATCTTACTTGGCGAAGGCTACGAACACCACGAAGCAAATCGTGCATGTAATTTCGCGATTGAAACCTATCGAACCACCGCTTCTTTCGGAGGTCGTGGTGGCAAATGTTTCGACTTTTGTTTAGCAAAAGCTCGCCAGCTACTCGCTCCAATGAAAAAGACAGCAATATCTCGTAAGCGTAAGGCTTCAAAATGAATGATGAACGAAAACGCAAGCAAGCTGCTGCTCGTGCAAAGCGCCTAAGGGATAAGCGCAAGACCAGTGGTAATAACGACATTCGAGTGACGTTATCACCCGATGAAATCACAAAGCTTGATGATATTTGCCAGTTCTTCGCTTACCCAAGCGAACCTTACGCCCAAGTTGAAGCTTTGCAGTCGCTTATTCACCGCGCTCATGCCGAGATACCGAAGATTGAAAGCGATCTCGGCTGCTGCGGTAAGTGTGGTGAACAGCTACCACAAGGCTGCGCTAAGTTACGTGAAGGCGGTTTGTTTAATGGGGATGCAATGTGTTGGCACACAACCAACCGAATACGAATTATGCCACCAGCAAAAGGAGTGGCCCAATGATCAGTTTCGCCGTCTATGCCGTTATTTGTGCGGTGTTTTATGTTTGTTATATGAAAAGTTCAGTTAAGAGAGGAAATCAAAATGGCTAATTCAACGATAAACCTAGCAACACAACGCTTTTTCATCAGCGATAAAGAGGTTCGTGAAACTCTTGGTATTAGCCAGCCGACTCTGTGGCGTTGGACTCAAGAGCTTGGCTTCCCAAAAGCGGTGAAAGGGATGAGAGGAAAACGCCCATACAAAGAGTTCATTGAATGGGCGAAAGAGCGTGGGATGATTTGA